TTAATGAGAATGTGAGACTGGAAAATGTGTTTATCGGACGTGGCAGCTTCCGTAACTTCAGCGGTGAGGTGACGGAGAACAACAAGTCCGGCGCCCGGAAGTTTACAATCATGCTGCCGGCAGATTTGGCTGCCATGCTGGAGGAAACCGGATGGAATGTGCGTCACCGTCCTCCCTATCGGGAAGGTGATGACGAACAGAATCTGCTTGATATCTTCATCGGCTATGACAGGATGCCGCCGACTGTGACGTTGATCAGCTATGATGGCGTGAAGAGTTATCTGAATGAGAGCACCGTTGGGATCCTGGATACCACGGATATTGCGAATGCGACGCTGGAGATCCGGCCGTACAACTGGGAAGTGAACGGCAAGACCGGATGCAAAGCTTATCTGCAGGAACTGATTGTAACAGCTAAGCCTCCACGGAGAGCCTTTAACGCTCAGCTCCATAAGATGGATGATGATGAATGAGCGTTGAGCTCTATCCTCATCAACACTATGCGGTCACCAGGATGCACAATGGCTGTATCCTGTGCGGCGGCGTAGGAACTGGCAAGAGCCGGACAGCTTTATATTACTACAAGGAGCGGGTGTGCGCTGATGGCGCCGCCCCTCCCCTTTTTATTGTGACCACGGCAAGGAAACGGGACACCAAGGATTGGGAAGCTGAGTGCGCGCCCTTTGATATTCACCCGGCAGCCGTCGACAGCTGGAACAACATCCAGAAGTATGTGGACACGGAAGGAGGCTTCTTTATATTTGACGAGCAGCGGGTGGTTGGCAAAGGCAAGTGGGCTAAGAGCTTCATCCGGATTGCCAGAAAGAATCAATGGATATTGCTCAGCGCTACTCCTGGCGACACATGGATGGACTATATTCCTGTTTTCGTTGCCAATGGATATTACCGCGGTCGAACAGACTTCATTCAGCAGCATGTGATCTATAGCAGAGTGAGCCGGTATCCGAAAGTGGAAGGATATTTGGGTTTGGGCAAACTGATGCGAGAGCGGAAAGAGGTCGTGGTCAACATGGAATACCAGAAGCAGACGGTGTCTCATGATGAGACCATCTGGGTTGGCTACGATAAGGACCTAACTAAATTGATATTGTCCACTCGGTGGAATCCATACAAGGACGAGCCGATTCAGGATGCCGGCGGATTATGCTATGTGCTGCGAAGAGCCGTCAACAGCGACGAAGGGAGGATTGATATTCTCAGGGAGCTGATGGAATCTCATCCGAAAGCCATTGTGTTCTACAACTTCGACTACGAGCTGGAGGCGCTGCGCCGATTGGCTGAGTCGGAGGATATTCCATGCGCAGAATGGAACGGCCATCGTCATGAGCCGATTCCAAAAGCGGACAGATGGCTTTACCTTGTTCAGTATGCGGCTGGAGCAGAAGGCTGGAACTGTGTTGAGACAGACACCATTATATTCTTCTCGCAAAACTACAGTTACAAGTGCATGACTCAGGCGGCCGGAAGAATCGATCGATTGAATACTCCTTTCACCGATCTGTATTATTACCACCTCTGCTCCAAAGCACCAATCGATCTGGCCATCAGGCGGGCGATTAAGGCGAAGCGTAACTTCAACGAAAGCCTGTTCGCAGGCCGGTCCGTATAGGCTGGTGCGCAAAAAAAACATGGCCTATTATAGAGAGAGATAGGAGTACGTCCCAAAAACGATAACTCCCTCTCTATTTTTTTATCCCAATAATAAGGGGGATGCCGCATGCTTGAAAGGAGATTCCAGTCGAGGCTGATCCGGAAGATTAAGGAGGAGCTTCCGGGTTGCGTCGTGCTGAAGACCGATGCCTGCTATCTGCAGGGCTTTCCGGATCTATTGATATTGCACGGCGAGAAGTGGGCCGCCCTGGAAGTGAAGCAAAGCCGGAAGGCAAAGCACCAACCTAACCAGGACTACTACGTAGCCAAACTCGGAAAGATGTCTTATGCGAACTTTGTCTATCCAGAAAACGAAAGGGAGATTATGAATGATATTCGACAAGCACTTGGAGCTGGAAGGCCGTCACGCATTCCTGAGTCCGAGCAATAACGCCTGGACTAATTATGACGAAGAGAAACTGATCCAAAGATATCTGAGCGTGAAAGCCGTTGAGCGTGGAACGAAGCTGCATCAGCTCGCACGGGATTGCATTGAGCTGGAAAGAATGCAGCCTCGGAGCAAAGAGACGTTCTGCATGTATGTGAACGATGCCATTACGTTCAAGATGACGCCTGAGCAGCCATTGATATATTCATACAACTGCTTTGGCACGGCAGACGCGATCAGCTATAAGCGAAACATGCTTCGCATCCATGATCTGAAGACCGGCGAGATCGAAGCACACATGAAGCAGCTTTATATTTACGCGGCTCTGTTCTGCCTGAACTATCAGAACCGGGTTCGCGAGTTGCGCAAAAAAGGCCTGTCCGATATTGATATCGCGGACAAGCTTGGCGTGAAGACAAATGAGCTGCACTTTGAGCCGGAACAAATGTCGGACATTGTGCTTCGCATCTATCAGTTCAATGAGGTGAAAGAGGAACATCCCGATCCCGCGGATATTCGTGATCTCATGAACATCATCATTGAGCATGACCGGGTTATCGACAGACTGGAAGCGGAGGAGTGAAACCATGGACAGGGAAATCAGAACCAATGATATTCTCTATCAGGAGAATCTTCAGGAAGAGAAGGACTACTTCCTGGAACATTATGGCCGAAGCGTTCTCGAAGGGGCGCCAATTGGGTCCGGAAGATATCGCTATGGCAGCGGAGACTCGGCTTATCAGCATGTGAAAAACTTTCAGACGACGGTTCGGACGCTGAGAAAGAAAGGCTGGAATGATAATCAGATCGCCAAGCATCTGCAGATGAATTCCACGGAGTTCCGGGCAAAGACCTCCCAGAACAGAGAGCAGGTTCATGCTTATGAAGTCGCCATGGCTAAGAAGCTGAAAGCAAAGGGCATGAGCTCCAGAGCCATTGCAAAGCGGCTTTATGATGATCCCAAGAAAGAGTCCACGGTTCGCAATCTTCTGAAGGAAGGCAACAAGGTGACCGTCAAGAAGTTTGAGGCCACCAAGAACGCATTGATATCCGAACTGGAGAATAACCGGATGCTGGACGTTGGGCCTGGCGTCGAACTGGCGCTTGGCGTCAGCCAGACAAGGCTGAACAACGTTCTGAAACAAATGGAGCAGGAAGGATATAAGGTCCACCGCAACATTGCTGTTGACCAGTATGGTAAGGCGACCAATCAGAAGACCACCATCAAGGTGCTGACAAAAGGCGACGTAACGGCTCACGAGATTTATGAGCATCTGGATGAGATCAAGCCTGCCGGCATCAATTTATATTCTAATGATAAAGGCGAAACCTTTCAGGAGCGCAAGCCTCCCGAAAAGATCTCGACAGATCGCGTCTTTATCAAGTATGCTGAAGATGGCGGTGCCGAAAAGGATGGCGTAATCGAGCTTCGGAGAGGCGTTAAAGATCTGAGCCTCGGAAATGCCCATTATGCCCAGGTCCGAATCGCGGTTGATAATAACCACTTCATGAAAGGTATGGCCATGTACTCGGATGATATTCCGGATGGCTATGACGTCGTCTATAACAGTAACCGCCACAGAGGCGCACCACTCTACAAACAAGAAGGATATATCGGCGACACGGTCTTTAAGGCCATGAAGAAAGCCGACATGGAAAGAAACCCTTCAAATCCGTTCGGAGCTAACATTACTCCGGACGATAAATTATTTTTGGGGAGAGATCGTAAGTGGACTGATGAAAATGGTGTAGAGCATGAGTCCGCTATTCGGATCGTAAACGAAGAAGGACGCTGGAACGACTGGAGCAGAAACATCTCGGCGCAAATGCTTTCCAAGCAGCCGCCCGCTTTGGCAAAACGCCAGCTGGATTTGACTTATGCTTCCAAGCGGGAACAACTCAATGATATTCTTAATCTGACTAATCCGACTGTGAAGCAGAAGCTTCTGGCAGAATTCGCCGACAGCTGTGATTCCGATGCAGTGCATTTAAAAGCTTATGGCTTCCCGAATCAGGCTGGCAAAGTGATATTACCGGTAACAACATTGCCGGCTAATCAGATCTACGCTCCTTCTTATGCGACTGGCACACAAGTTGTGCTGATCAGATATCCTCACGCGAGCATTACTGAAATCCCGGCTCTTACGGTAAATAACAACCATAAGGATGCCAAACGGATATTAGGCAATGCGATCGATGCTGTCGGTATTAGCCCAAAGGTTGCACAGCAATTGTCAGGTGCTGACTTTGATGGCGATACAGTTTACGTGATTCCTAACCCGAATGGCGAAATTAAGTATCGCAAGCAGTTCGAGGATCTTAAGGACTTCGACACAAAAGAAAGCTATCCTGGATATCCTGGAATGAAGGTCATTTCTCACGCGCACCAGCAAAAGCAAATGGGTGTGGTCACGAATTTGATAACCGATATGCAGATCGCTGGCGCTACGGATTCTGAACTCATTCGGGCCATTAAGCATTCGATGGTTATCATTGACGCAGAGAAGCATCAGCTCGACTGGAAGCGTTCTGAGCAGGAAAATGATATTCGTGGCCTGATCGAGAAGTACCAGGTAAAAGCCGATGGCTCTATTGGCGGCGCATCCACATTGATATCCAGAGCTAAGTCTAAGACCTATATAAACCAGCGTCGTTATAAGGGAATTGATCCTGAAACCGGCGAAAAGATATATGAGGACACTGGAAAGACAAACTGGAAAGGCCAGCTTATTCAGGAGAACTCCACGCAAATGGCCGACACAAAGGATGCTCGTACATTGATATCTAAGCATAATAAGGCAATTGAGCGTATCTATGCGAACTATGCTAATCAGATGAAGGCCCTGGCATTGGAAGCTCGCAAAGAGCTTGTTGCTACGCCAAATCTAAAGTATGATCCTCAGGCTCGCAAAGCATATGCAGAAGAAGTTGAATCACTTGAGCGCAAGCTTCGTGCTGCAAAGATGAATGCTCCTCTTGAAAGGCAGGCATTAATATTAGCAAACGTGGCTATCGAACAAGCGAAATACGACAACCCTGCTCTGAAAAGCGATCGTGGTGCACTCAAGAAGCTCAAAGGCAGAACCTTGAACGAAAAGCGTGCAATTACAGGTGCGATCAAGAACAAAGTGAAGTTCACCGATCGTGAATGGGAAGCAATTCAAGCTGGTGCAGTTCATCACACTTTCTTGCAAGATCTTTTGCGTAATGCAGACAATAAGCAAGTCAAGCAGCTGGCCATGCCGAGAGCTACAACTACAATCAGCCCGACGCGCAAGTCTCGTATTGCTAATATGTTGAAACTTAACTATTCAATTAAAGAGATCGCTGACATGATGGATATTCCCGTTAGTCAGGTTCAGCAGGTCTCCTTGGAAACGAGGTGAACAATATGACTGCTAATGAAACGATAACTATAGCAGAACCAGACTCTTCTGTGAACACCTCTGAAGTTATGCTAACCACTATCGATAACCCTTATAACCCTTTTGATAACTTTGAAGAATGGTATAACTTCGATTTCATGCAAGCTACACGCGAGAATCGGCCTACATGCTGTGGTTACTTAGCTCGCGTCTATCTTGGGCCTGACGATGTGAGCGATAATGAGTTTAATCAGGTAATGAATGACGTCATCGATGAGATTTGTGAGCTTAATCTTAGTGGAAAGTTCAAGAAAATCACCCATGAGGAGGCTAAGAAGCTCATATAGTATCCCAGGGTACCCGGGGGAGGGTCGAAAATTCGACTCCCCCTCTTTCAT